GATGAATTTCGCAAGTTCTTTAAGTATATCACTAGCGTAACCACGGACACAAACCCATCACCTGAACGGACACAAGTCTACTGGGATGCCCTTAGTGATTTACCCTTTGACGTTGCCATGATAGCTGCCAGAAAAGTCATAGCAACCCTCGAAAATCCCTTCCTGCCAATGCCAGCTGTATTCCGGGGAGTAGCTGCACAAATGACTGGTCCGAATATACCGACAGCACCAGACGCATACGCAGAAGTTTTGAGGGCGATTCGTAATTTTGGTTCATATCGAGAAAAAGAAGCCCTTGAGAGTTTATCTCCACTTGTTAAAAAAGCAACAATGGCGATTGGGTGGAAAGAGCTTTGCTTATGTGAGGAGCCGGATGTTATTCGTGGTCAATTTAGAATGGCATATGAAGCCTTGGAAAAAAGGGAAGTTGTGGATGCGAAAACACCACAAAAGCTCAAAGAGGTAATCGCAGTAATGGGTGGATCTCCAGACCGAATGATAACCGAGCAACCAAGACGGATAATCACAGAACAAGAGTTTGAAATGGAAAACGAGAAGCTCGATGAAATAACGGACATAACTGAACACTCAAACCATATCAGGGAATTGTTAGCAAGGGCAGCGAAAAACAGACCGAAAGAACTAAGACAAATTATTAAAACAGACCCGGATGAATTAGAAAAATTATATTTATAGGAGGGACAAGCCATGTTAAGTAAAGTACCTCGCAAATATTCAAAACCACGCAAAACATACAAACAAGCAATAGAACCATATCGATTAAAGGGTCTTGAATCCTTCCTAGATGGGCTAGAAAGGGTACATGACGCGTGCAAAGCGGAAGGAGTTAAACTAGACATTGGTAAGTGTCTGGAAACGATGAGGCATAAATAAAAATTACTCAAATTGGAAGATGTTTGTGAAAATAATAATAAGAGTATTGGAAGTGAGAGAATGACTCTACTTGAAAGAATTCGATCTGCTCAGGCCCAACATGACTTAGATCTGCTCGCCATGGAAGTAATTTTAAGTCCAAACATGCGGGACAACCTGGATGCGTTCAAGATTAGAGCAAAGGAGCTGGAACATGAGGCAAGCAAAAATCCTTTTCGATGAGTCAATAGCCCTAGAAATCTACCAAACAGGAGCCAACGACACAACCATAGCTGGAATACTTGGCGTGCAGTGGCAACACATTACAAAATGGAGGGGTAGAAACAACCTTCCAAGCAATTTAAAACGCAGGAAACCTCATGAGAAAATATAGCTGTAGAGGGCAAAATTGGCATGTCTAAGGCGTTTGGATGGTAAATGGGTATAAGTATAGGGTAAATGCAATAAAGGAGCGTTATAGGATGTTTTGGATAGGCATTGCAATTAGTTGCATGATCGGAAGTTTAGTGGGAGTAGCTTACTTGAGTTTGGTTGTCCTGGGCAGAGAAGCTGATGAGAGAATGATGCCGAGGAAGGGGATTAATGAGAGGGTATGAAGATTATTGTTCTCGGTCGCCCTATCCCGGCAGTCCGCATGACACAGAAAACAAAATGGAACAAAGCGTCAAAAAGATATCTAGCCTATAAAGATAGCATTGGAATTATGGCTAGACGAGTATACGCAAGACCAACAAGTGGAAAGGTCAGTGTGAAGGTGAGAGTGTATTTATCAGGCAAGACAACACCAATGGGCAACGACGGAGATATCGATAATTACGCTAAGTCTGCCATGGATGGTTGTAACAAAATAGTATTTGTGGATGATCGGCAAGTAATGGATCTGACGGTTTGCAAGGAACCATGTAAGGAGGAAGAACAAAGAATGGAGATTGAAATAAGCGTCATAAGTGAAGTTAAATAGCAATAATTAACTAAAACAATAAGTTAAAAAGGTGGCTAAGGAATGAAAACTAAGACCCGCCAAACGTGCAAAGAAAACGAAAGCCCAGTCATTACTCCGACTTGCGCAGAATGTGTAAAATTTAGCAATTGGAGGGGCGCAGAAGGAATTATAAACTACGAAAAAAGGAGAGCTTTTCTTCTTATAGATTCTGAGCGAGAAAGGCAAGACGCTAAATGGGGAATACAAAACCATCCTCCTGAAAAATGGGTCGGAATCCTCGGTGAAGAATACGGAGAGTATTGCCAAGCCGTAAACGAAACCATATTCGAAAACGGTCCAGACGCAAAACTCAAGGGCGGCTATGACCGAATGATGGAGGAATTAACACACGTAGCGGCAGTTGCGGTATCGGCGATGGAGTCGCTAATGAGAAATAAAAACAAATGAAAGATAAAGCAGACGAAGAAACCATCTTCCTGGTAAGAAGATTACGAGAGAAATACCTAAAATTGCCTGATATCAACAAATGGGTCAGCAAAGGAGAATAGAAAGTAAAATGATTTACGAGTTTTACGTTACTCCTGATGAATATTTAATAGCTGAACAAAACGGAATCAGCCCAGCAAATGTTGATAGCCGCATACGCCGCCTTGGGTGGAGAAAGAAAAGAGCATTAACGGAACCATGCCGGAAGCGAACGGACTTATCTAAGTTGGCGAAAATAGCTCAATCAAACGGAATACCTTACAGAACAATGCAAAGGAGAATAGAAAGAGGCTGGACGCCTGAAGAAGCGGCGACAAGGCCGTTGATTGACAAGGTAAAACAGATAGTGGAAGTACAACAGAATAATAGAATTTATCCTCAAAAATATGTCGAGAGAGCAAATGAAAATGGCATAAGGTATCCGACGTTTACCGAGCGTATGAGGCAGGGGTGGACGCTAGAAGAGGCGAGTGAGACAAGAACATTCGGCAGAGGAACAGGTAGGGGTAAGCAGGTGTCACCATGGAGTAAAGAAAAGAGAATGGTGGGGATGTGGAAATGAAGGCTGGCACAAAGTTCTCGTATCCGCGTGTAAAATGTCCAGAATGTGGAGAAGTTATCGCTGCAAATTGGATTATCCGACATGGGTGTAGTTCATGTGCGAGGATAAAAATGACATTGGAGGCATGGGAGAAATGTGTAACATTGGAGGAAGGAAGAGCGAGGAAGTTATGATAGAGAGGGTGTACGAAAAATGAAAAAGTGCGGAAATAAGTTTTGCTCAAACCCAGAAATAAAACTCAACTTCGACGTTCGTGAGTGCCGTGAATCCATACTCGCTAACCATCCCAAGTGGAACGGTGTTTGCTTTTACCAACGTCAACCCATAGGATGTGAGGAATGTGGTGGTAAGCTAGTACATCAGGATGGATGTATACACTGTTTGTCTTGCGGGTGGAGTGCCTGCTCATGAAAACTCTAAAATATAAAGGTGAATCCTATCAGGCCTGCGCACCTCGTCATGTTGTGGGTGCTGGCCCCGAATATGTTTGTGACGCATGGAAGACTCGTACTGGGCGAGTTGTGAAGAACCATGAGATACTAAATGCACTAGGGCAAATGCTAATGAGAGGCGGTAAGTGGTGATGAAATGTCCGAACGAGATCAGGGCGTGCCCCAATGGATGGAGTGACTGCTCGCCCTGTGCCTACCTCAAGGCGTGTCGTGCAGGAACTTATACGCCTGAACCAGATCCCGAGCCTGAACCAGAACCAGATCTCTCTGAACTCGAAGAGGATGAGCTTACCGTTGATCTTAGTATACCTATTCTTAGAGAGACTTGGGCTGAGCAATTCGCAAGCAAGTCACATAATGACCGAATGAAGGAGTTTTACAGGTATCACGCTTCGGACTTACACCACAAGGATCCTATCCCGCTTATGGGACCCAGTGCACCAGGCGGAGGAAGCAAGAGTAGGGTTAAGAAAAGTAAAAAGGGAAACAAAGTATTCACAAATGTTTGGGAGGGAATATGAACCTTTCAGCATAACATAGATTGTTGACAATAAAAAGGCTATGTAGTATCATTAGTGGTGGAGGACGGACTTTAGAATTTTTTTTAGAGTCTGACTCCTTTTTCTTATCTAGCTAAAACGTCAGACGTTACCATACGGAGCGTCTTTTCTTTTGTCTGAATACTGGAGGTGATTGACGGTGACTAATCCTAAGTGTCGTCATTATGAGGTTATTCGCCCTAATGACAAAGCCAACTGTCCTAATTGTTATCACTGGGATATCAATAAGGGTAAGTGTAAGGACCATGCCATGCTGGTTATGTATGAGGACGTCGTTGATGAGGATTTTAGTGAGGTCGAGAGGCTCATGAAACACGACTCGTTCCGTCGTGAACATGGCGGCATTAGACAGATAAGACATGGGATATGATCTCATGGGTATTTACCGATTCATCCAGATAAGATGGTGGCCCATGCGAGGTAAAGCAGTTAGGGTTGGTAAACACCAGGTGTACAAAGATTTTAGATTATGGTGGAGATGATATGCCATTACGAGCAATGAAACTGTGTAAGCAATCAAAATGTAAACATCTAACCCGTAATGCAAATGGATACTGTGATGAGCATCAACAGATAGCAATAGATAAAACTAACGAATGGAAAGCAAGATATGACAAGCAGCGAGGATCATCCAGAGAACGTGGGTATGACAAGACCTGGGAACGGCTCAGGAAGATGTATTTGCGTGACCATCCTTTATGTGAGGATTGTTTAGAGATAGATGAATTAGAACCTGCAACCGAAGTGCATCACAAGGAGAAGGTCAAGGATCATCCTGAGTTAAGACTAGTAATGAATAACCTACGTGCCTTGAGTAAGGCGTGTCATAGCAAACGCACGGCGAGAGGCGAATAGACCCCAATTAAATAAGTTAATTTTGTGAGAGGGATTGCAGGGAACAACTGCCACCTCTCCTTTTTATATTTAAAATAAAGAGGAGAGAAAGAAATATGCATAATCTCATAACTAGAATATGTGAACAATGTGGAAAAGAATATGAAACTAGAAAACCTAAACAGAAATATTGTAGTAAAAAGTGTGGAGGAGAAGCCTTTAGTGATAAATTTAAGGGAATTAATACTCACGGAATAAAGCCTAATTCTTACGTGTGTAAACATTGCGGTAAGGCATTCACGCCAAAGGCTTCCGACAGAATAACTTATTGCTCAAGGGAATGTTCTTTTGAGGATAAAAAAGCTAAACCAAGGGAACCCAAAGAAAAGCAAATTAATATAAATATCTGTGTGGTATGTAGCAAAGAGTTTGAAGGAAAGACAAAGAAATCTAAATGCTGTTCGGATGAGTGTACTAAGGAATATAGGCACAATGAATATTTAGAATACAAAGCATCTAAACAATATGAATTAGAATTATCTAGGAAAAGGGATATTTATACACCAATTATTTTACCAATCATAAAGAAGATATGCATTCGATGCAATAAGAAATTCGAGACGATACATAAAAGCAAGTTATATTGTTCAGATAAATGCTCTGAATATCTGCACAAAGGTAACATAAGCAAGGCTAGGAAAGCAAGAGTATTCAAGAAGGATAATTATAAATGTAAACTTTGCGGCAAGAAGTTAAGAATGGATAAGCAAGATACACTTGGCAGTAAGCAGCCGCATCTACTAGCACCAACGATAGATCATGTCATACCAGTTAGCATAGCGAAGCAGATGGGGTGGACTAGTGTCGAGATACACAGTGAAGCAAATCTACAAGCGGCACATCTGATATGTAACATCAAAAAGAGTAACAAGGCAATGAATGACCAACTAAGGCTATGGTAATATATGGTAGGGGCGGTCTAAATCTCCACGACCGCTCGTTTAGGGACCGTTGGTGAGGGTCAGTGCGAATTTTTTTCCCAAAATAAAGTTTTCCCAGGAGGTGAGGAACCATGCCGAGGGGCAGACCAACAAAACCGATCCATCTAGTCAAGGGCCATCGAACCAAGGCGGAAATATCGGTGAGAGAAAAAGCAGAGAAGCGACTCCTGACAGGTGTCTCACTGAAAGAATGGTCAGACGTAAAGTTGAACCCAATTGCCCATAAGGAATTTATGAGATTAAAGCGATTGCTCAAGAAGATTAACCACGACGACGCCCTACATGAAGGCATCTTCAACCGCTACTGTTTATTAACCGCTGAATGTAAAGAGTTTGAACAGATGAAAGACAAGCTGATCAATGACTTGAATGAAATCAATGAAGCCTACAGCAATAAAGAGATTGACTACATGACATTGCTTCAGGAGAAAGACAAGATCCAAGGAAGATTGTTTGCTTGTGATAAGAAGATTATGGATAAACGCAAAATGATGCTTGATATCGAGAAAGAAAACATCATGACCATCCAGTCAGCACTAAGGTCTATTGTTAAGAAAGAGCAACCAGAGGAAGAAGGCGCAATGGCTAAATTCTTAAAACAGAGGAATGGTAATAATTAATAAATTGTGATATATTAAAGAGGGATAGAGAAGGGGGTTGCTCCTCTACTCGACAAGGTATTTTCCTAGATATCTTCCCCACTTGTTGGCTAGGAAAAAAGAAAACCTTTAGGAGGGTTATTATTTTATGAAAAAATGTAGTAAATGCGGTGAGGGATTTCCCGCAACAAGCGAATATTTTTCGGAATGTAAAAAAAATAAAAATGGCTTGCATGAACAATGCCGAAAATGTAAAGCTAAGCGCGATAAGGAATACCGAATAGCCAATAAGGCCCATTACGCTGAAATTAAAAAACAATGGAAAGAAGCCAACAGGGAACATGTAAATGAAGTTGATAAACGATATCGCGAAAACAATAAAGAGCATAAGAGCGCAACTGATAGGAAATGGCGCGAAAAGAACAAAGAGCGCAGAAACAAGACGATAAAGCAGTGGGAACTAGACAATAAAGAGCGAAGAGCCGAAACTACAAAGCAATGGCAAAAAAATAATAGAGACAGAGTAATAATAGCTACACGGAGGTATAAGTACAGAAGTTGCGGGCTTGTATCTACCTTAACATTTGAACAATGGGAGAACGCCAAACGGTATTTTGACAATGTATGCGCATATTGTGGGGCTAAGGTTAAGCTGACGAAAGACCACTTTATACCGGTCGTTAATGACGGTGGGTATACTGAGGACAATATACTTCCCGCTTGTGCACGATGTAATCGTAGCAAAAGCACTACATCATTTGCGACTTGGTACCCGAAGCAGGGATTTTACAACAAAACTAGCGAACAAAAGATACTTAAATATCTGAGCGATAAAAATGAAATACAACAACCGGCACTTGCGTTATAGCAAGTGTCTTTTATTTGTTCATGGAATGAAAGAAGGTAGGGAGGTATGCCACATGATAAAAATAGGGCACTTGATCCTATACAGTTCATAGGTATGCTTAACGCTGTTGATGATTTTTATGGGCAACCTTTTGTTTTATTAGACTGGCAGTATCAAATCCTTTGGGATGTATATGGAACTATTACGGAAGACGGTATACGTCAATACAAGAACGCTTATCTTGAAATCCCAAAGAAAAACGGAAAGACCTCCATGATTGCCGCCATAGCACTTTACCATCTTATTTGCGACGGATCTGGAGGACAAATATTTTGTTGCGCAGCCGATAGAGGACAAGCAGAATTAGTATATAAAGCAGCTTGTGGAATGAGAGAACAAAATGAGGAGTTAAAAAATGCGCTAAAGCTTACGGATAGTAAAAAGGAAATCAAGAATATCCTCACCGGAACTACTTTAAAAGTATTATCTGCGGAGGCTTATACAAAGCATGGGTTAAATCCAACAGTTGTAATTTTTGATGAGCTCCATGCACAACCTAATCGAAATTTGTGGGATGTAATGACATTCGCAACGGGGTCAGCAAGAAAGGAGCAACTTATACTCACAATAACAACAGCTGGAGACGATCCAGACAGACGTTCAATAGGTTGGGAGGTACACGAAAAAGCTAAAAAAATACTAGATGGTGAACAAGTAAATCCAGCTTGGTATGTAAAAATATTTAATGCACCCGAAGAAGCAGATATTTTTAATGAAAATACTTGGTATAAGGCTAACCCGTCACTTGGAAAAACAATCAGCATAGAAAGCGTGAGGCAGGAAGCACTCGATGCTCGAAACAGTGAAAGCTCAGAGCGGCTTTTTCGTTGGCTCCGACTCAATCAATGGATTTCTATTAAGCGCATTGGTTGGTTACCACTAACCCTTTGGGATACCACAGTTGGCACATGGACAAAGGCTGACCTAGTCGGAAAGAAATGCTACCCTGGACTTGATCTGTCCAGCACAATTGACCTCACCGGACTTGCCTTGGTATTCCCCCCGCAAGAAGGGATTCCAGACTGGCGGGTCATCGTGGAAGGATGGATACCCGAGGACAAAATGAAAGAAAGGATTGCCCGAGACGGTGTGCCTTATGATCGCTGGGTAAAACATGGTGACCTTCACGCCACGCCTGGTGACGCGGTTGATTATGACTTTGTTAAGGCCCGAATCATGACGCTGAGCACACAATATAAGTTTCAACCGCTCGGAACTGACCCATGGAATAGTCGCATGCTGACTCAAGAACTCGACCGAGAAGGAATCGAAGTCGTTGAAGTAACTCAGAACATGGCGAACATGTCACCGCCGATGAAGGAAATAGAAAGACTGCTCCGATCTGGCCAGCTTACACATGAGGATAACCCTCTTGCTAGATGGTGTTTCGGTAACGTCATTACGGCGGTAGACGGCAACGAGAATATTAAGCCTATGAAAAACAAGTCAAAGGACAGAATTGACTTGGTCGTCGCATGGATCAATGCAATGGCGATTGCCCTACGTCTGGAAATGGAAGAGCCGAGCGCATACGAAATACATGGAGTGAGATAAGGAGGTGACCCAATGTTTAACCTAAATCTTAAGATCGAGTTTTCCGACATCCTCCTTATTCTTGGTATTCTAATCCTAACCTTTGGTATTTACCTGATCTTCCTTCCTGCCGCCGTGATCTTCCTCGGTGTTTCGTGCATCGTTCTCGCCTTCCTAATGAGTCCGAAGAAGGCCAAAGGGGGAGGTGATTAAAATTGGGACTTGTATCAAAAATAAAAACAGAATACAGGGATAGCACCGGGGGGACCGGACTCGTTAACCCGGCACAATGGTTTAGGGATTGGTTTGCTGGTGGGCCACCCGTTTACTCGGGCGTGGCAGTTAACGAGGACACAGCAGTCAAGCTTGTGTCTGTATTCGCCTGTGTTAGACTCCTCTCGGAAAGTATTTCCATGCTCCCTTTTCCACTTTATAAAGCCTTGAAGGTTGGCAAAGAAAAAGCAACTTACCATCCACTCTACTCAATCCTGCACGACATTCCAAATCCCGAATGTTCATCGTTTCAGTTCCGACAAATCATGATGGTGAATGCGCTCCTGTGTGGATCTGCTAAGGCAGAAATTCAGCGAGATAGTTCTGGAAATGTCGTAGCCCTCTGGCCTATACCAAGTCGCAACATCATGACGACACGCAATTCCAAGACTAAGGAAATCGTCTATCTGGTCCACAATCCGGACGGATCAGAAACGCCTCTCTATCCCGAGCAAGTCTTTGACCTTCCCGGCATGGGATTTAACAATGTTAAAACATTTAGCCCGGTACAACTAGCCCGTGAAGCAATTGGCCTTGGGTTAGCCACGGAGGAATTCGGAGCTCGTTTCTTTGGTCAGGGGACAACCGGATCTGGTATCGTGGAATATCCCGGCAAGATGAGCGACAAAGCATATGACCGCTATACGGAATCTATGAGAGACAAGTACGAAGGCTTAAAGAACAGCAACCGACTTATTTTCCTCGAGGAAGGTCTAAAGTTTCACCAACTTACAATTCCACCCGACAATGCACAATTTTTAGAGACGCGCAAATTTCAAGTCGTCGAGATCGCGCGCTTTTTTAATGTGCCGCCTCACATGATCATGGACTTTGAAGGCGCAACATTTAGTAACATCGAGCAGAAATCCCTTGAGTATGTCACATACTCGCTCATGCCTTGGTTAGTAAAGTGGGAGCAAGCCGTTTATAAGTGCTTATTAACGCCTACTGAGCGCAAGAAGTTCTACGCTCGGATAAGTGTTGACGCTCTACTCCGCGGTGATATTAAAACAAGGATGGAAGGGTATCACAACATGCTCCAAGATGGAGTTTATAATGCTGATGAAGTCAGGGAACTTGAGGACATGAACCCGCAAGCAGACGGGCAAGGGCAGATTTATCTTTGCAACGGTAATATGATCCCGAAGAATCTAGCAGGGTCAATCAAAGTAACAGGAGCAGTGAAAGGAGGTGGAGCAGATGGCACAGTATGATAAGGAACGTCGCAGTAATAAGTTAAAGGTTGAAATAAGGGCTGCCGATGGCGAAAATCAGCCCAAAAAGATTGTTGGGTATGCTGTCAAGTGGGATCTTCTCTCAGATCCAATATGGGGAATGTTTCAAGAGCGATTTCAAAAGGGCGCTTTTATGAAATGTCTGAGAGATAAGCCAGATGTCATTGCATCATGGCAACATGATTTCAGCGAAATACTCGGCAGAACTACCGCCGATACCCTCATGGTTGAGGAAGACGATATGGGGTTGCGATATGAAATAACCCCACCATCTTGGGCGGATCCTCACATGGAAAGCATCGAGCGTGGCGATGTAACTGGTTCGAGCTTTACATTTATGGCCACGGTCGCAGAATGGGACGACACGGATCCGGATATGGAAATTAGAACGGTGTCCGAAGCTATTCTAATCGAAGTTTCTCCTGTAACTTTCCCCGCATACCCGCAGAGTGAGGCAGGGGTAAGGTCAGCTGAAGACGTTATTAAGGAACACAGGGAGCTCGTAAAGCCTAACTTTAGACTCAATTTAATGAAAAAACGACTCGATTTAGCCACAAAA